CATAATGACAAGTTCTATCCACTAACGCTTCGTGCAGATGCTCACTTGCTGCGTACTCGGCGAGACGGCCAGCAAGTCGAATCCGCCATATGACGAAATCCAGTGCCAGCCGAGATCGGACGCCCAAACGTCTACCTCGCATCCGTCGCTCGTCGCCTTGATGCCGCCCATAGTGTTGACCTGTGAACCGTATGGAAAATGCTTGCTGGCCGCAGGCCATTCAGACTCGGGAACGATTATGTCCCAGTCTCTCGGTCGCGGCCCGACGCCACACATAAACTTCGCAGCACCGCCTACCACCCACGCCTTGTGTTCGTTCGTCAACACGCGAACGAGCGTCGGCATCTCCCGAAGCGACTCGTATCGAAATGCCGGGATAGAACCAAGCGATGCAACGGACGGCCCTGCTACGTCATGTGTCATGGTGAGTCCTCCGGTGGCCGCCGTTGATCTTCCGCGTTCTGTGGACTACTTGCCGTCGCTCGGCGGGGCCGGGAGCGGCATCCAGTGGGTCGGCTGGTTTACGTCGGGCATGCAGGCCAAAGGGTCATGCCATTTTCCGTTGAACAGATAGCCCTTGCCGATGTCTCGCCTACCAGCCCAGCCAACCATCACCACCTCATACTCGTCCGGCAGCCGCTCCGTCACCGGAATCCAACGCGGAATCTTTTCCCACAATGCCCGCATGGCATTGTCAGTGAGCGTGTCAGTCTCGTCGTATGTCCATTCCGCTCCACAGTGGTCGCAGACTCCGCTTCCGGTGTACCCAAAGTGCGGGTATGTCCCCGTGCGGCACAGTGGACATTCAATCCTGTTCTCGCTCATGTTGTGTCCTCGTCGTCCCACTCTACGCTCACAGAACCAGCGGATGAAGCGGACGGCGAAGCCGCCGCTTATCCTGCGTGTTATGCGTCCTTCTTCGGCCATGGCATCAAGTCGCCCGCCCACAGCGAATGCTCAAACTCCTTGCCGCGTCCGTTCCTCTTTCCGAATCGCACCACAAACTTGCAACGGAGGCGGCCCGCAGGAAGCCACTTGCGAACGACAACCCCGTCCCTGTCCTTGAACTTCTTGTCCAGCGGCGACAGGAAGTGATCTGGGTCTTTAACGCGAACCATGTCTCCCTCAATCGGCTCCCACTCGCCCGCATAACCAGCGGATGCAGGAGACATCGCCTTGTCGTCCTGCGGTTTCGTTTCGTCTCTCATGCGATGCTCCTGATCCTGCGTGTTCTGTTTTCACCGATACATGCGATTCACACCGGCCTGAACGGTGGCCGGCCATTCGCACTCGTCGCCGATGTATCCGATTTCTTCCAAGTCCGCGACGTCGTCACTGTCGTGATACGCTGTCGCCTCGATATAGCAATGGGCGACACCTCCGGAAACACTCCACCCTTTGATCTCGCCCTCCATCTCGCCCTCCGTCCATTTTCGAGGAGTTGGAAGGTCTACGGTCGTTCCGATTGGCATGAGAAACGGCATGTCTACTTGCACCCATCTCGTTGCGAGCCCGTACACAAGTCCGTCTGCCCTTTTTTCAGTCATGACAACGCGACACCAAACAGAACCAAGCATTCGAACAGACCCGGCATCTTCCTGTGTCATATCAACGTCCTTTCTCGGGCTGCTCAATGCAGCCGTTCTTCGATCCCGTCACCTGTCCGCCATTCGGATGGTATGCGCGGCCATCTGCTCGGGGTCGATCCTGCCGAAGTAGATCACGAACACGATGTTGGCGTCAGCCCCGTGTCGTTCCTGCAGAATCGCGCCCAGTTGCGTGAGCATCCGCCCCGCGGAGAACGTGAACCGCGAGAACGCCACCCGTAGGAACGTGGTCGGCGGGTCGGCCGTCTCGAACTGATCGAAAAACACCTGGGCCGGTGCGTGCTTGAAGCCGGCGGGCCGGTACAGCGAGTCGCACGCGTCTCGAATCTGTTCGGCAGTGAGCCCGGCCAGCATCGGCGCCTCCATGCTGTTTCCGCGGGATTCTAGCGGTTTTCCGGAAAACCGGAAAACACTCTTGACGTCCTGTACGCACAACCGTACAACCTCCCCCCGTGACGCCCATGTGGGCGACACCGCGACGCCCAGCGATCGCGAAAAGGATTCTGAAAGGCGAGGGACTGCCACGATGACCGCACGCAGGATCACCGGCGTGGCGTCCCGCATCACGGGAGCCAGCCATGCGAAACCGAATCGCGGACTTTCTCACCAGATTCGAGGACGGGCCGCACGACGATCCGCAACTCGACGAACGGGCGGCAACGGAGTTTGCCCGATGGACGCCGCAGCAGCGGCGACTCCGCAGACTGTTCGCACGGATGCAGCGACGGAGGATCCGCCGATGGCTGCGGATGCAGTCGGCACCGGTCGCCATGGAGGGCGCCCGGGATGCTGACGTTGCGACGGAAACTCGGCGAGCGGATCGTCGTGATACCGCCGGACTCGGGGCCGGTGGTCGTCACAGTCGTGGACATCGACCCGCGGAGCGGCCGTGTGTGGCTGGGATTCGAGGCCGATGCGGATACGACGATTCTGCGCGAGGAGGTCCGCAAGCGGATGCTGGCGGAGCATCATCCGCCGACGGCCAAGTAGGCCCGATTGCCGCGGCCTACCACGACCGCCATCCCGGGGACGCTGAGGCAGACGCGGCAATCGCCGCCATGCGGGACGAATCGTTCCTGCGGCGTGGCGACGTTGTCGTAGTCTCCGATCCGTCTCGTGGATTCGACCGGCAGTCCGCTCGGGTCGTCAACGCCCTGCCGGCCCGGCAACTGGTCGTCGAAACGCTGTCCGGACTAGAGCTGGTGATCGCCGAAGGCGACGTAATCGCGTGGGAGTGCCAGCCATGAGCACACGCCGCGCGCGGCCGCCGATCCGCCCGAAAGTCGGCCCGCTTGTCGAAGCCGACATCCTGCGGCTTGTGCGGTCCGTCGAAAGTCTGTTTGCCACGGAATCGAATGTGTCGGCGTGCACGTATCGGCAAGACCCGATTGTGCGAACGCTGCTAAAGCAAGCCGCTGAACGTGTCGGAGACCTGTTCCGCACGAGGGCCGAGGAATGATCGCAGTCGGATGGTTTGTCGTCGGCTTTGCGGCCGGCGTGGTGGTTGTCTCCGTCGCGGTGGTCGCGGCGGTGTGGTTTGCGTACCTGTCAGCCGGAAAGGGATGCGATGACTGAGACGACGACGATGACGACCAGGGAGCCGGCCAAGCGGTCGGTGTTGATGACGATCGCGGCGCGGTACGGGATGGAACCGGCCGCATTCGAGGCCACGGTTCGCGGTACATGCGGCCTCGCCGGTGCGACACGCGAGGAGTTTGCCGCGTTCGTGCTTGTCGCCAACGAGTACCGGCTCAACCCGCTGACCAGAGAAATCTATGCGTTTCCAAAAAAGGGTGGCGGCATTCAACCAATCGTGTCTGTCGACGGATGGCTGAACCTTGCAAACAGCCACCCGCAGTTCGACGGGCTGGAAGTCGAGTTCGAGCACGACGCCGCCGGGAAGCTCGTCTCGGCGACGGCCCGCGTTCACCGGAAGGACCGGAGCCACCCGATCGTCGTGACGGAGTATCTGGCGGAATGCGTCCGATCGACCGACCCGTGGAAGATGGCCCATCGGATGCTCCGCCACAAGGCGGCAATCCAGGGCATTCGCTACGCGTTCGGCTTCTCCGGAATCATGGAGCCGGACGAGGCCGAATCCATCGCGGTGCGCGAGCCGGCCACGCCGGAACCCCGCGCCGTGCAGCAACTGCCGCCGCTGTCGGAGGCGGAGTACCAGCGGCTCCTGCCATCGTGGCGAACGGCGGTTGAGTCGGGCCGGAAGTCGGCGACCGACGTTCTCGGGATGATGCAGACGAAATGGGCGATCACGGACGGGCAGGCCGACGCCATTCTCGCGCTCGGGGCCACGGTCGCACCGGATGGGGAAATCGTTGACGCGGTGCCGGCCACCGTCGGCGACGCGTGGGAACCGCCGGTCGAGACGGAAGGGGGTAACTGACCATGGAAACCGTGACACTGGCCCAGGGCTCCCCGGAATGGCTGGCCCACCGGGCGAAGCATTTCAACGCGTCCGACGCCCCGGCGATGCTCGGGGTGTCGCCGCACAAAACCCGCCGGCAACTGCTCGCGGAGGTGCGGACCGGGATCACGCCCGAAGTCGATTCCGCCACGCAACGGCGGTTCAACAACGGCCACCGGCTGGAGGCCCTCGCCCGGCCGCTGGCCGAAACGATGGTCGGGGAACCGCTCTACCCGGTGACTGGGACCAACGGCCGCTACTCCGCGAGTTTCGACGGCCTTACGCTGGGGGGAGAGACGGCGTTCGAGCACAAGGCATTGAACGCGGAGTTGCGGGCCACGCTGACGACAGAATGCGCCGACATCCCGCTGCACTACCGGGCACAGGTCGAGCACCAACTGTTGGTGAGCGGTGCCACCCGGTGCCTGTTCATGGCAAGCGACTTCGACGCCTCGGGGGCGCTCGTCGAGGAGCATCATCGGTGGATCGAATCTGACCCTGTGCTCCGCAAGCGGATCGTGGACGGGTGGGAGCGGTTCGCGGCCGACCTGGAGCACTTCGAGCCGGCCCCGGCCACGCCCGCGGCCCCGGTAGGGGAAGCCCCGGAAACCCTGCCAGCCCTGCGGATCGACGTTGAAGGGCGCGTGATCGCGTCGAATCTGATCGCGTTCCGGGAGACGGCCATTGCCGCGATCCGGACCGTAAACCGCGAACTGACGACCGACCAGCACTTCGCGGACGCCGAACTGTCGGTGAAGTGGTGCCGGGAAGTCGAAACCCGGATCGAGGCCGCAAAAATACACGCGCTTTCGCAGACGGCCAGCATCGACGAACTCTTCCAGACGCTGGACGACATCGCCGCCGAGTCCCGTCGGGTGCGGCTCGACCTGGAGCGGCTCGTCAAGGCCCGGAAAGACGAAATCCGGGCCCGGATCGTGCTCGACGCCCAGCGGGCGCTCGCGAAGCACATGACCCAACTGGCCGCCGAAACGGAACCCCACGCGCTGCCGCCGGTGGCGGCGGACTTCGCGGGCGCAATCAAGGGAAAGCGGTCGCTGGCCGCCATGCACGACGCCGTCGACGCCGCCCTCGCCGCGGCCAAGATCGCGGCCGACGCCGCGGCCCGGGTCGTGCGGACGAATGCGGCACTCCTGCGGGAGCGTGCAGCCGGCCGGGACTTCCTGTTCCACGACGCCAACCAGTACGTCGGGCGGCAGCCGGCGGAATTCGCCGAGTGGGTCGAAATGCGGATCGAGCGGCACCGGCTCGCGGAAGAAAGCCGCATTGCCCGGGAGCGAGCGGCGATTGAGGCCGCCAGCCAACGGCTGGCCGAATCCGCGGCAGCGGCTGCGACGCTCCACGCCCCGACGCCGGTGCCCGCCACCACCGACGGCTACGCGTACACATCGGCCCGCGCCGATCACCCCGCGTTCGCGCCTCCAACGGCCGGGCCGGGGGCGCCGGCGGCGACTCGAGACGAAACAGACCAGGGCGCCGCCCTTTCGCTTGGCGACATAAACGCCCGGCTCGGGATCACCATGTCGGCCGCGTTCGTGGCGCACACCCTCGGCATCACGCCGGCCGGGAAGGCGCGGCGGGCGCTTCTGTTCACCGAACGGCAGTTCGCCGCCGTCTGCCAAATGTTGATCGCGCACGCGGAGGCCGTCCGGATGCGGCACTCCGAAGGGACCGGAACCCACCGAATCGGAGGGACGAATGGCAACCGTTGACCACGCCACGCAATCAGACATGTCGGACATCGAGCGGCGATTTTGCCGGGAGGTGCGCGACCTGGAGCGGAAATGCGAAGTTCTGGAGGCCGAGCACGAGGTGGCCAAGGCCCAAGCGTCGATCGCAAAAAAGAAACTCGACGAGGCCGTCGCGTCGCTGCGGGCAACGATCCGCCGCGGGCCGAGCACCCAGACGGAACTCCTGTTCGCGTCGGAGGGGTGGGGAAAAACGCCGATCGAGCACGCATTGACGCTGTCGGGGAAGCAACTGGAGATCCTCCGCGAAGCCGAGGTCGCGACCGTTGACGACTTTGAGGCATTGCGGGCCGGGAAAATCCAGGGCTACCCGCGCGGCCTTCTCGACCTTCCTCGCGTCGGTCAGGCGACGGTCGACAAATGGGAAGACGAAATCCTCGACTGGATCGGCCGGAAGGAGCAGGAATCCAACACCGTGGCGAATGAAACCGACGGTGACGAATGAGACGCCTACTGATCCGCTACCTGTTCGGAATCGACATCGTCGAATCACTGGAAACGATGGAGGCAGAGCGCGACGCGGCCCGGGACGTCGCTGACGACCTGAGGCGCGATTACGACTGCATGCGGAAACTGTTCGAGACGACACGGAAGCTCCTCCACACGCTCCGGGACGTCAACCGGGAGTTGGATGAGCGGAACACCTATCTGGAATCGCTCCACGGCATGACGCCGGGCGAGCGATTGGAACGGGCGAGCGAAGGGGGGCTGTAACGCATGCCAGCACGAAACATTGTGGACGTTCAGCGCGTCAAAGAGCTTCTCGCCAAAGGGCTCACGCAAACGCAGGTCTGCCTGCGGCTCGGGATTGCGAAGTCTGCCGTTTCGCGGATCGCGAGCGGTACGGATCGGAGGGCTGGAAAATGAGCGACTACTGGCCCGAACGAGTCGACTTCGGCCCACTGTTCCGTCCTACCCAACCGGCGCCACCGGCTGAGGCCGGGATGGCCGCCGCCGCCGCCTGTCTGGCCAAGGCAGAGCAGACGGTGGGCTTTGACGCCGGCCGGGCCCGGGAAGCCGTGCTGGCGTTGCTCGCGGATGGCCAGCCCCGATCCGGCGAGGAACTGGTGGACCACTGCCAGCGGATCGGGATGGTGCCGCACGACGCCCGGGCATTCGGGCCCGTGTTGAAGTCCCTCGCCGGGGGCGGGCTCATCGAGGCCGTGGGGTTCGTGGCGCGGGCGAAGGGGCACGGCACGGCCGGGGGAAGGCTCTGGAGGATCACGGGAAAGGGGGCCACAAATGGCGACGGGAACGGTTGACCACTACATGCCAATGTTCGGGCGAGACTTCCTGGCCTCGACGGCGGGATGGACTGCGGCCGAGCGGGGCCACTACTTCGTTCTGCTCATCGTCCAGTGGGAGCAGGGGGCTATCCCCGATGGCCTCGACCGCCTGGAGCTCGTCTCGCCCGGCGTCACGGCCGCGTGGGCGATCCTAGAGCCAAAGTTCCCGGCCGGGGACGACGGTCTGCGGCGAAACCGCCGGCTTGAGGAGCACCGGGTGAAGGCCCAGGAGCTCAAAGACGCGAGATCCGAAGCCGGAAAACGCGGCAACGATGCCAGATGGGATCGCAAGCGGATCGCAAACGGATCGCAAAGCGATCGCAAACGGATCGCAAACGGTGTCGCAAACGGTGTCGCAAACGGATCGCCTCCATCTCCTTCCCCAAATAGGGAAGAAAGACAATACGCGCGCGCCGCCGGCGTGCCGCCGGTCGAAGCGGCCGGAGGAAGCCCGGAGCCGCGGGCGGTGGAAAACCCGGGAGACAGCCCCGCGGCCGGGCCGGGGGCGCCCGGCAACCACGCGGCGGTGCCCGGCCGGGGGCGCATGGCGGCGGAGCCGGGGGCGGGGAACACTCGCCGGACGGGCGAAGACGACTGGCGCCGGCCCGGGTGGGTTCACGACGAATGGGCCCGGATCGTGGCGGCGTGGAACTCCACCGATCGGGCGGTGCCCTGGACGCTCGCCACGCCGCCCAACGGATTCGCGGACCTTGCCGCGTGCCCGGGGTGGGTCGAGACGGCGCTGGCCGCCGTGGCCATGCTGCCGGACTGCCGGCGATTCTCGCGGCCCGTGCCGTGGACGCAATTCGTCCGCGACCTGGACCGGATCATCGCTGGGGAATTTCGTGATCCGGCCACCGAACGCCGGGAACTGGCCGCGGCCGGGGGCCGGCAGCAGAAACGGGGGAACATGCGATGACGCGAACGTGGCAGCAAAACAGCGACGCCATAAACGGGCTATGGCCGCAATGCCAGTGGACCGACGAGGAAATCGAACTGTGGCGGTCGGACCTTTCCGCACTCGACCAGGACGTGCTCTTCGAGGCCATTCGGGAAGTGAAGCGGTCGCGGGATTCCCTGTACCCGCAACTCGTGTGGGTGCACACGGCCTACCGCACGCTGTTCGCGGCCAAGCGGGCGGCCGAACGGCCCGCCCGGGACATGACGCCGGCATTCTGTGGCGAGCGGCTCGAAATCGACGTGCAGGAAAGCGGGCGACTGGCGGCGGAAATTGCCGCTGAGATCGAGCACGCGACGCCGGCGGACGTCGACGCCATCCTCCGGAAGATCCACGAATGCACCGACCGGATGGACGCCGCCACCGGTTGCCGGTTGGCGTGGCGGGCCGCCGCCCGGCGGAATCACCCCGGGGAATCGCGACCGACTTCCAGCGGCGCCGTGCGGCCGAGTCCGCGGACGATGCGCGCGGTCGGGCACGACGACGACCTGGAGTCACGCCGCGCGGAGCAGCTTCGGCTGCTGCGGAATGTTCACGAGCCGATCGGGTAGACTGTCGGCGCCAGTTCACCGAATGTCGCATGGAGGCGGCTATGTTGATTGGTATCGACCCTGGACCGCGCGAGTCCGCATTCGTCGTGTGGGATGGCGCACGAGTGGTCCGGGCTTGCGACATGGCCAACGCAGAGTTGGCCGAATACCTCGATTCGGCATCATCGCCGGTTGCGTGCGAGTGGATCGAATCTTTCGGGATGGCCGTCGGCCGGGACGTGTTCGAGACGGTTTTCGCGATTGGCACGTTCAGCCAGCACGCCCGCCTGCGGCTCGTGCCCCGTCGCGACGTGAAGATGCACCTTTGCCAGTCCGTGCGCGCGAAGGACGGGAACATCCGGCAAGCACTGATCGACCGGTTCGGTGAGGTCGGCACGAAGAAAAACCCGGGGCCGCTGTTCGGAATCAGCCAGCACCGATGGGCCGCGCTTGCCGTCGCGGTCACGGCGCACGACCTGCCGGCCACGGACCATGAAGCCACGTTTCACGCCCCCGTCGCGGAGTCCGCGGCATGATGGTGTCGGACCACACCGCCGCGGACGTGATCCGGCATGTGGCCCTCGCCGCGGCCCGATACGCCATCCAGTCCGGCGGCGACCCGGACGAAATTTCCCAGCGCGTGCTCGTGACCATCGGCGACGCGGTCCGCGAGGGCCGGGCGGACTGGGCCCTGACCGTCGTGGCGATCCGGAACGCCGTTGCCTCGATTGCCCGGCACGACCGGCGGGCGCGTCGATGCCCCTCGGTTCCGGTGATCGTGGCCCACGCGGGATTGCCAGCATCCGAAGCGATGGCAGAGCAGAGGCGGATCGACCTCCGGCTTGATATCGACGCGTGTCTGGCCAAGGAAGGCGAAAACGTGCGGCGGTTGTGTTCGCTGTTGGAAACCATGACGGTCGCCGAAGCCGCCGTCGTCATGGGCGTGCCGCGATCGACGCTCCGCGGCTGGCTGGCGTCGCTCCGCGAACGGATGGAGGCGCGGGGCTTGGGGGTGGATGGATAGGTGGCAAAAGGTACTACCGGAAGGTCGACGCGGCCCCTACGGCCTACGGATCGCCGACCTGTTGAGGCAGACTTGTCCCACCGCGAAAAAACGACGTTCGGCACGCGGAATTATTCTGGATTGGCACGCCGTTTTTTTCTTGACTACGCTAGACGCTCGTATAGAATAATGGTGTAACGCGAGCGAATGAGACTCGCGGAAACGAAAACGGAAACCCGCGACCATGACCACGACCGCGACCACCTGGAAAAAAGGCGACGAAGTGAAGTTGACCACGACGACCGCCGGCCCGGAGCTGCTTCAGATTGTCGGCTTTCGCCGGACCGGCGCCGCGCAGTACGTCGTGCTCGCGGACGCGCAAACCGCCGCCAAAATCCGGACCGGCGAAGTCGACTCAAAAATCGTGGTCCTGACCGGAATCGGCGGACGCGTTCGCGAGATTGAGACCCAGCGATTCCACCGGCTCGCCGCCCGCGGGCTCGCGGTTCACGCCTGAGCCTACGACACCCCACCAAAGCAAAACGAACCATGTCAAAAATCGAAATCCTCGGAATGGCGGAAGAGGGGAAGTGCGATCACTGCGGGGCGAACTGCCCGCGTCGACGCGTCGCGGTTCGGTCGCGATTCGCCGACGGCTCCACGGGGGAAGTCGAGTTTTGGGGTGTCGTCTGCGCCGGCTCGGCCCGGTACGGTCGCCGGACTGCGGCGAACGGAAACCGAGTTCGGCAAGACGCGGAACACGCCGACCGCGTCGCCGAAATCGATCGGATCGACCGTGAGCGGCGGTTCGCCTACCGAGTCGCCGGAGAAGTGCCGGCCGATGGCGGGCCGCGCAACGCGGCGAACCTTCGCTACCGCCGAACCGGCCGGCCGATCGTCGGGAGCTACTTCCTTGCCGACGACGATGGGCGAATTGTCCGAGTCGATGGAACCGATCCCGCGGACGTGAAAATGTTCACCGACCGCGGATTTACGATCCCCGTGTCCTCGCCGGTTCAACCGATCGCTGTCCCCGCCTGACCCACCGCACCAACGCCATGCCCCGCATCCGCACCGAAGACTATGTCCGGCCCACCACCGCGGCGAAAATCGCGGGCGTGAACCGGTCCCGAATCGACCAGCTGCTGACGGCCGGAACGCTCGACTATGTCGAGATCGACGGTCACCGATTCATCAAGCGGAAGGACGTCGAAGCCTTCCGCGACCAGCGCCGCCAACCACCGCAACGCGAGGAGTGACCACCATGCCCGATATGCCGAACCTCCGGCCAAACCCGCTGCTGTTCGACAAGCACGAGCCGGTCATCGATCCGGACGTGATCAAAAAGGCGCACACTACCCTTGTCCGCGAGCGGAAACGCGACATCCGCGACTTGCGCCGCCGCGAGTCCGCAGCCGATGCCGTCTCGGGCCTGCACCTCGACGGACGCGAGATATTCGGACTGACCAAAGGCCAGTTCTCCCTAACCGACATGATCGACGCCATACTCGCGATCACCGGGCCGGCGGAACTGCACGTCTCGACCTGGACGGCCGCCAACACCGACGTGTCCAAGATGCTCGATATGATCGGGTCCGGCCGGCTGACGGCCGCGAGATGGCTCGTCGACGTCACGTTCGTCCGCCGTGCGCCGCAACTCGCGGCCAGGATCCGCGAGGCGTTCGGGGCCGACGCCATCCGCGTCACCCGCACGCACGCAAAATTCTCCGTGGTGCGGAATGCGACGTGGTCCGTGGTCGTTCGCACGAGCATGAACCTAAACCATAACCCACGGCTCGAGGACTTCACGGTCGCCCACGATCCGGAACTCGCTGCGTTTCTACTGGAGGCCATGAATGACGTCTGGAAAACGCAAAAACGGCACATCGCTGACGGAACGCACACCGCCGCCACGGACTGGTGGCACAAACACGGCTGAGCCGGAACCGCCGGCCGCCATCGCGGTCGTGCAGTGGCTTGTGAGTGGCGCGAGCGAAACCGACGTTCTCGAAGCGCTGCGCGTGAAGTACCCGGGCGGCGACGCTCGCGAAACCATGGCCGCAGTTCGGGCCCACTTCGCCGCCGAAGGCAACCCCGATTCCGACGCGCTCCGCGGGTGGGTGCTGATCGCGTACCGCGAGCTATACCGCCGGATGCTCGAAGTGGGCGACTTCGACGGGGCCCGAAAAGTCCTCAAAAACATCACCGAGACCGGATTGTGACGCTGTTCGGCGGGGCAACACGAACCGAGCCGGCCAAGCATGCCAAGCGGCACGCCGCGCACCGCCAGCGCGACGCCGAACGGGACAAGGCGGCCAGTCTGGCCGGCCGCGACATCGGCGAACTGCCACCGGTCGCCGACGCCGCACGAAAGGAAGCCTGCCGGCTGAACTTCCGCCTGTTTTGCGAAACCTACTACTCCGACCAGTTCTATCTCGCGTGGTCCGACGATCACCGCGAGGTCATTGCGGCCCTGGAGGCCGCCGTCCTGCGCGGTGAACTGCTCGCGTTCGCCATGTCCCGCGGCAGCGGCAAAAGCGCGCTGATCGAGGCGGCGGGGGCGTGGGCGCTCGTCTACGGGCACCGGGAGTTCGTCGTCATCATCGGCGCCACCGAAGAGCACGCCGCCCAAATGCTCGAAAACATCAAAGTCGCGTTTGAAACCCGCGACCTGCTGGCGGCCGACTTCCCCGAGGTCTGCTATCCCATCGCCAAGCTAGAACGCATCAACAACCGGGCACGCGGCCAGCTGTACCGCGGCAAGCCCACACATATTCACTGGAAGGGGGAAGACGTCCAACTCCCGACCATTCCGGGCTCGCCGGCATCGGGCGGAATCATCCGCGTCCGCGGCATCACCGGGAGCATCCGGGGTATGGCCGTCACGCGCGCGTGCGACGGACGAAAAATCCGGCCGTCGCTCGTGCTCGTCGATGATCCGCAGACCGACAAAAGCGCCCGCAGCCCGTCGCAGGTGGCCCAACTGGAAAAGGTGTTCAAGGGCGCGGTACTCGGGCTCGCCGGGCCCGACGTGCAAATCGCTGGGCTCGTCACCGTGACCGTCGTCGCCCCCGACGATCTTGCCGAGCGGCTCCTGGACCGCGAGCGCAACCCGGCGTGCCATGGCCGCCGGATGAAAATGGTCTACGACTGGCCGACGGAGATCGAACTCTGGGAAAAGTATGCGGAACTCCGGAAGGCCGGGCAGCGAAGCGGCGCCGGCACCGGTGACGCCGACAAGCTCTTCGCCGACAACCTGGAGCGGATGACCGCCGGCTGCCGCGTCGGCTGGCCGTCGCGGATGAAGCCTGGAGAAATCCACGCCATCCAGTCCGCCTACAACCTCCGCATCGACAAGGGCGAAGCCGTATTCGCGGCCGAGTACCAAAACGAACCGCTGCCGGTCGTCGACCGCACGACCGAGGAACTGACCGCCCCGGAGATCGCCGACAAGCTCAACCGCTACCCGCGGCAGTTCGTGCCGCTCGGGTGCCAATACCTGTCGATGTTCATCGACTGCCAGCAGCACGTCCTGTACTGGGCCATCTGCGCGTGGGAGGAAAACTTCACGGGGTTTGTAATCGACTACGGCGCGTATCCCGAGCAGCGGCGGCCGTATTTCACCGTCCGCGACATCACCAAGACGCTTACGGACGTCAGCAAGGCCAAGAGCATCGAAGGGGCCATCATGGAGGGCCTCGAATCGCTCACCGCTCGATATCTTGGCCGCGAGTGGAAGCGCGAAGACGGCGCCACCATGCGGATCGAGCGGTGTCTGGTGGACGCGAACTACCGCTCCGACACGATCTACCAGTTCTGCCGCGAGTCGTCGCGGGCCGGCGTGGTCATGCCCAGCCACGGCCAGGGCGTGAAGGCATCGAGTCTGCCGTTCGCCATGTACGCCAAGAAACCCGGCGACCGCGTCGGGCACTACTGGCGTGTGCCAAACGTCGCCAAAAAAAGGATCATTCGCCATGTGATGATCGACACGAACTATTGGAAATCGTTCGTCCACTCGCGGCTCGCGGTGCCGCGCGGAGATCCCGGGTGTCTGTCGCTTTTCGGCGAGCACGCGGAAACCCATCGCATGATCGCGGATCACCTTGTCGCCGAGTACCGCGTCACGAACACCGCCAAGGGCCGCACCGTCGAGGAATGGCAGGCCCGGCCCGGAAAGCCCGATAACCATTGGCTCGACTGCCTCGTCGGGTGCGCCGTCGGGGCGTCGATGCAGGGGGCCACGCTTGAAGGGGCCAGCGGCTTCCGGCCGGCCAGGAAAAAACGGGTTTCGTTCGCCGCCATGCAACGCCAACGGAGGGGCGCAGGATGACGACGGCCAGCCGGGATGACGTCGGTATCGCATGCCCGCGGTGCGGGTGCCGTGACCTGCGGACAACGAAGACCATGCGGGTCCGCGAGGGAATGATCCGCCGGTATCGCGCGTGCCGCCACTGCGGACGCACGATTACCACGCACGAATGCACCACGCGGCGTGAAGCCGCCCGGCGGCGAGCCTGATTCCTATATGTAGGAACATCCGGGAAAATCCGGAATTCGCGCCGCCAGTTTCGGCGCAAACGGCGTTTCTTACTTCCAGGGGATCATCCTCTGGAGCGCCGCACGGTGCCTGACGAAACCATTGCCGACGCCATCCGCGAGAACGCCGCCGGCCCCGTGAAGGCCAGCGGCGACTCCATTTCCGTCGAGCAGCATTCCATCCAGGACCAGATCGCGGCCGACCGCTACCTCGCCAGCAAGGCCGCGGCCAAGCAGCGCCACCGCGGGCTGCGGTTTTCCCGCATCGTCCCCCCGGGGGCCGAATGATGGGATGGTTCTCCGGGCTCTTCGCGTCGCCAAAGCGGGCCGTACAGCGGGCCGTGCGCGTGATCCGCGCCAGCTACGACGCCGCCCGCACCACCGACGACAACCGCCGCCACTGGGCCAACGTCGACAACCTGTCCGCCAACGCGGCCCTGTCGCCGATGGTGCGCGAAACGCTCCGCACCCGGGCCCGGTACGAGGTCGCGAACAACTGCTACGCCGCGGGCCTCGTGCGCACGGTCGCCAACGACCTGATCGGCACCGGGCCCACCCTGCAGATCATCGCCCCCGACGACCATGACGCCAACCCGATCGAACGGTCGTGGGCATCGTGGGCCAGAAAAATCAAGCTGGCCCGGAAACTCCGCTGCATGCGGCAATGCCTGAGCCGCGACGGCGAGGCGTTCGCCGTGCTGTTCACCAATCCCAAGATCGACCACCCGGTCAAGCTCGACCTGCGGCTCGTGGAGGCCGAACAGGTCACCACGCCGGGGCTCGTGCGGGAAAACGCCGTGGACGGCATCATCTTCGACGAGCACGGAAACCCGCTGGAGTACCACATCCTCCGGACGCATCCGGGCGACGTCCTCCACACGATGGCGTACGACACCGTCCCGGCGGAATACGTCATCCACTGGTTTCGCCTGGAGCGCCCCGGGCAACGCCGCGGCGTTCCGATCCTCGCCCCCGCGCTGCCGCTGTTCTCCAAGCTGCGGCGGTTCACGCTCGCCGTCCTCGGGGCCGCGGAAGCCGCCGCCATGCAGGCGGGCGTGCTCTACACCGACGGCGCCCCAAACGACGACGACGTCGAGGGTGAGGCGTTCGAGTCGGTCGAGTTCGAGCGGAACATGTTCACCACGCTGCCCGGCGGTTACCGCCTGGAGCAGTTGAAGGCCGAACAGCCCACGACGACCTACTCCGAGTTCAAGGCCGAACTGATCGACGAGGCGGCACGGTGCGAAAACGTGCCGTCCAACATCGCGCGCGGCAACTCCTCCGCCTACAACTACGCCAGCGGCCGGCTGGACAACCAGATGTTCGGCCGGTGCCAGCACGTCGACCACTCCGAAGTCGAAGAGGAAGTGCTCGACCGGATTCTGGCCGCATGGATCGACGAGGCCGCCCGCGAGCCCGGCATCTTCCCGGACGCATTCCCGCCGATGGCGGAGTGCAGCCACGAATGGTTTTGGGACGGCCGCGAGCATGTTGACCCGGCCAAGGAAAGCAACGCCCAGGCCACCCGGCTCGCCAACCTCACGACCACGCTCGCGGAAGAGTGGGCCAACCGGGGCCGCGACTGGGAGAAGGGCGTCCGCCAAATCGCCCGGGAGCGTGCCGTACTCGCCGAACTGGGCCTGCAACTGCCCGACGCGACGCAGGTGACCACGGCCGCCAACACGGCCAGCACGCTCGCCGACATCGCCGACCAATCCGCCGCCACCCCCGGGGGACGCCGCTGATGGCAAACCGTGCCCGCCGCCGCCGCCGCGACCGGATGATCCTTGCCGGGGCCGCCGTGCCGTTCACGCTCGACGCCCACGCTGCTGTCCAGATCGAGGCGGCAGCGCCGGAGGCCGGCGACGCCACCGCCCCGGCCCGGGTCCGCATCGACGCCTACAGCGGCGGCGTGATGACCGTCAGCAACCTGGGCCCGGTCGTCGTCGACGTCACCGGCATCGACGCCGAGAGCCGGGTCGTGCTCCTGTCCGGCCACGAAAACACGCTCACCGCCACGCTCGGGAGTGCCACCGTCCAGGTCGTCGACGGCCAGCGGCTGCTGGCCACCGGCGAGATTGCCCGCACGAATCCGATCGCGGCCACCGCCATCGACCTGAGCCGGGCCGGCGTGCCGCTCCAGGCGTCAATCGGTGCCGAGCCAATCGAGCCGCCGATCCGGATCCGCGGCGGCGACACCGTCACCGTCAACGGCCGGGCCATCACGGCCGGCCCCGGCGGGTTCCTGCTGTACCGCCGAACCCGTCTTCGCCATATCGCGATTCTGCCCAACGGGGCGGACGCTCGTACCAGTGTTTCCATTGCGGCCGCCGCCGCCAACCAGGAGGGTGCAAACGTGGATTTCCAGAAGTGGGTCGAGTCGCTCGGTTACGTGTACGCGGACCTCACGCCGGAGCAGACCGCCGTGCTGCAGGACGTCTACGACCGAATCGTGGCGGCCGAAAACGCCGACAACACCGCCGAGGGTGAAACCGCCCCGGCCCCGGTCGCCGCCACGGCCGCGCCGGACATGGTCGCCGCCTACCGGGCGGAACTCGCCGCGGAATCCACCCGCGTCGCCGCCATCCGCGCCGTCTGCGGCGATCGGCACTGCAACATCGCGGCCCAGGCCATCACCGAAGGGTGGGACTCGGCCCGCACGACCTCTGCCGTGCAAGAAGCGGTCCGCGCGTCGCGGCCGCGTCTGCCGGCGATCCACACGAAGGAGTCCGGGAGCGTGAACACCCAGATCATCGAGGCGTCGCTGTGCATGGCGGCCGGTCTCGACGTCGAAAAGTCCTACAACGAGGAAACGCTGGACCGTGCCAGCAAGTTCCGCCGGCGCGGCCTGCGGTGGCACGCGGAGCAGATCGCCGCGGCCAAGGGCCACGCCATCGAGGCCGACCCCGGCACGATGGAGTGGATTCGGGCCGCGTTCTCCACGAGCGAACTGTCCGGCGTCGTCGGGAACGTAGCCAACAAGGCGCTCCAGGACGCGTTCGCCATGGCGCCCTCGGTCGCCGAACAGATCACGGCCACCCGGTCGCACGCGAACTTCCAGCCCAACACCGTCTACAGCCTCGCCCTAAATGGCGAACTGCAGCCGGTCGCGAAGGACGGTGAACTGAAGCACCTGCGGATGAGCGAGGAGAGCCGGACGCGGCAGGTTGAGACCCGTGGTGCGATCCTGAGCATTTCGCGGCACGACCTCATCAACGACGACCTCAACGCGTTCGCGGACAACGCCAAGGCCCTCGGCCGAAAGGCAGTCCACAGCCGCGAAAAGACCCTGTTCGCCGCCCTCAACGCGACGGCCAACGGTTCGTCGTTCTTCACCTCCGCCCGAGCCAACTACTTCGAGGGTGCGGCCACCAACCTGCAGTCCTCCAGCCTCGCGACGGCGGTGCAGATGTTCCGCGATCAGGTCGGCCCGGACGGTCTGCCGGTGATGGTGGACCCCACCATCCTGCTCGTCCCGACGGCCCTGGAACAGGCCGCCAAGGAGTTGATGAACAGCCAGTACGTCGTCGGGCCGACTTCGGCCAAGACGCCGTCGGCCAACATCTGGCAGGGCTCGTTCCAACCGCTGGTCTCGCCGTGGCTCTCGAATTCGACCCTGACCGGGGCGAGCTCGACCGCATGGTATCTGCTCGGCAACCCGGCCGACCTCGCCGCCCTGGAGATCGCGTACCTGAACGGCCTCCAGACGCCCACGGTCGAGTTCTTCGGTATGGACACCACCCCCGACGTGCTCGGTGTGTCGTGGCGGGTGTTCTGGGACTTCGGCGTGGCCCTCGCCGAGTACCGGGCCGGCGTCAAGAGCAAGGGGGCGGCGTGATCGCCCCCCGGCTCGCCTGAACCACCAACCACCACCACCACCAGAAGGGAAACTTCGCCATGTCGATCGCAGACTACGTTTCGGGACCGGACACCATCGACTACACGCCGACGGCGGACACCGTCGCCGGCACCGTGGTCGTGCAGGGCACGCAAGTCGGCATCACCAAAATCGCAATCGCCGCCAACAAGCTGGGCACGCTCCATGTGCAGGGCCTGTTTGACGTCGACTCCGCCAGCGGCACCACGTTCGCCGCCGGAGCCCTCGTCTACTGGAACGCCGGATCCGCCAAGGCCACGTCGACGAACACCGACGTGCTCATGGGCCGGGCCGCCGTCGCCAAGACGTCGGGCCAACTCAAGGTCCGCGTCCGCATCGGCTGCGCCTGAGCGCCCGCCGCTGCATGAAATCCGACGGGGCGCCGCGCGAGCCCAAGCCCGGCGCGGCGCCCCGTCGATCGGACTCGTAACCGTGGAGTGTCGACGTGCCGACCGAGACATGCACCAACGACTGCGCAGCGTATGGCCGCCGCCCGGCTTCGCTGCCGCTTGAGTTCGTGCAGGGCGACGACTTCGCGTTCACGGCCGTCGTAAACCGCAATTTGACGGGGCACACCCTCGCGGCCTCAATCGTCAACGCCTCCACCGGCACGACGGTCTGCACGTTCACGACGACCAGCACGCCGGTCACCGTAAACGGCGACACCCACACCCGGGTCGGATTCAGCCTGAGCGACGCCCAGACCGCCCTGGTGATCGGGCCGCAGCCCTATCGATGGTCGTTTCGCTGGACGACCCCCGGCGGCGACACCCGAACCATCCTGGCCGGCCGCGTTGTGGCCATGAGGCGGTGACATGACCAGCAGCAACTGCACCGCATGCAACGACATCACCGTTTCGGTCGAGTGCGCGACCGCCAATTCGGAGGTGATCGTCCAGGTAGCCGAAAACTCCGGGCCCGCGTCCACCGACGCGCTTCCCGAAGGGTCGACCAACCTCTACCACACGGCCAGCCGGGCCGCCGCGGCCGCACCGGTGCAGAGCGTGGCCGGGCGAACGGGAGCGGTGACGCTGGCCGTGGCGGACGTGTCGGGGGCGGTCAGCACGACCGACGCCCGGATGACCGACGCCCGCGAGTGGTCGGCCGCAACGGCGACCCAGGCCGAGGCCGAGGCCGGCACATCGACCAGCCGGCTCGCGTTCAGCCCGCTGCGGGTGTTCCAGGCCGTCGCCGCGTGGTGGGCCGGGTCGGCCGCCAAAACGAAACTGGACGGCATCGCCACGAATGCCACGGCCAACGCCACCGACGCCCAACTGCGGGACCGATCGACGCACACGGGAACCCAGGCCGCCGGCACGATCACGGGCCTCGCGCCGGTGGCGACCAGCGGCTCCGCCTCCGACCTCACGACCGGCACGGTCGCAACAACGCGGCTCGGGAGCGGGACGGCGTCGGCCTCGACGTACCTGCGCGGCGATCAGACGTACGCGGCTCCGGTGACGAGTCTCAACAGCGCGGCCGGCGCCGTCACGATGCCGACGATGGTCGAGTTCACGCCGACGACCAGCACGGCGAGCGGGGCGACAAAAACCGATTACAGCGGCTACGCCGTGTGGGAATGGACGATCCCGTCTGCCGCACAGTACGCGATCGTCGAGCTGCTCGGCGCTGGGGCTGGCGGCGGTAGCGGCCGCCGCGGCGCGGCGGGCAGCAACCGCGGCGGCGGAGGCGGCGGCGGCGCGGGGCCGTTCCGGCGCGTAGTGTGGAGACTCGCAGATTTGCCGTCCAGGTTGATCAGTGTTCAACTGGGGGCCGGGGGGGCCGGGGGCGCGGCAGTCGGAACCGACGACACGAACGGAAACCCAGGCTCCCAGCCGGGCGCGGCGTCGGTAATTCAGAGCGGAGCGGCCCCTTTCACGGTCCTGCTTCGCACCTCTTCTCCAGGTAACGGCGGCGGCGGAACGACGAGCGGCGGCAGCGGCGGCGGCGGCGCACAGTCGTCGTCGTCCGACCCGTTCGGCGGATCGCCTGGCGGGGCGGGCGGCGTCGGCGCCGCCGGGACGGCAGGAACCGCTGCACAATGCGAAGCGAGCAGCGGCGGCGGTGGCGGCGGCGGGCTGGACACAGCCAACACGACGCGAGCCGGTGGCGCTGGCGGTGCCTCGGTGTGGATCGGAGCCTCGGCCGGCGGAACCGCGGGCACGGCGGGCGGCGGCAACGGCGCCTCTGGCACGACATTCGGCGCTTCGATCTGTGCCACAGGCGGCGGCGGCGGCGGCAGCGCGACGGCCGCGGCCGGCGGCAACGGCGCCAACGGCGGCCGCGGCGCTGGCGGCGGCGGCGGCGGTGCATCGACGAACGGTTTCGCCAGCGGGGCCGGCGGAAACGGTGGGGATGCGGTGTGTCGAATAATCCTGTTTTGAGAAAAAAATGCCAACCGTCCCTCTCGCCATCCTCAACGCTGCTGGTCAGGTCGTGACATTCGTCCGGCCAGACGTTCCGCCGCTATGGGGGCCGCCGCCAGGATGCACGGCCATTCCTGCCAATCAACTGCCGGCCGGCTGGCAGTACGCTCCCGACGACCGGCCTGTCCCGCCGACGATCACCGCCAGGCAAGCCCGCCTCTGGCTGATCCGTCACGGGATCGCGCTCGCCCAGGTCGATGCGGCGATCGCGTCGATCCCCGACGCGATCACGCGCGAGAGCGTCCGCGTCGAGTGGGAGTACGGCACGGAGGTCCACCGAGACAGCCAGTGGCTGGCCGCCCTCGGCCCGGCCCTCGGCCTCGACGCCGCCACGCTCGACGCCGCGTTCCGGGAGGCCGCAGGGCTATGACCGACATCTTGCGCACCGCATCGACATGGCTTGAAGCCCGCCGGCACGCCGTCGCCACCACCGACGTCGTCTATCGCCGCGACGACCGCTCGGTCTGTGTCCGCGCGACGATCGGCCGCACCGAATACCAGCAAGACGACGGGGCCGGCGTCATCATCCGGGCGGAAAGCCGCGACTTTCTCATCCGGGCCCGTGACCTCGTCATCGACGGCCTGCGCGTGCTCCCGGAAGCGGGCGACCGAATCGAGGAAACCGCACACGGCACGCTGTTCGTCTACGAAGTCCTTCCCGTCGGGAGCCTCCAGCCCCACTACCGGTATTCCGACCCGTACCGGCAAACGCTCCGGATCCACACCAAACTCATCGGCGAGGAAGGGGGCAGCGTATGCCAGCCGTAGCCGCCGACATTGCCGCCGCCATCCTCGCGGACCTCACCGGCCACACGTTTTCGCCGCCGATCACGGCCGCCCGGAAGTATTTGCCGGACCTCGACCTGCGCGCCATGGACGGCGTCCGCGTCACCGTCGTGCCGCGGTCCAACACGATCACCAACGCCGACCGCTCCCGGGTCGCCAACGAAATCGCCGTCGACGTGGCGGTGCAGAAAAAACTGTTGGCGGTGAGCCCGGAGGAAGTGGACCCGCTCATGGAACTGGTGCAGGACATCGCCGACTTCCTGACCCGGCGACCGCTGCCCACCGTGCCCGGGGCGTCATGGCTCCGAATCGCCAACCAGCCGATCTACGCGCCGGAACACCTCCAGGACAAACGGCTGTTCACCAGCGTGCTCACCGTCACCTACATCGTCCACCGCTAAGAGGAAACACCCATGGCCAACACCAATGCCCCCGCGGCCGCCGCCGCGCAGTTCGCCACGATCGCCGACCAAGTGGCCACGTTCATAAACAAGGCCCGGGACACCGCCGCCGACGGCCTGAGCTGGATGGAGTTCGGCGAACTGCTCCTGTCGCTCCTGCGGCTCGTGCTCACGACGCTCGACTCAGTCCAGACGCTTTCCGGGGCGGAAAAAAAGGCGATCGCCTTGGGCGCAGTGGAACGGCTGTTCGATGCCGTGGCCGACAAGGCCGTGCCCGCGCCGGTCTACCCGCTGTGGCTGATCGTCCGCCCGGCCGTCCGGTCGCTCGTCGTCGCGATCGCATCCGGGGCCATCGAAAAGCTCCTCCCGCTGGTAAGGGCCTGACATGCCGCTGCCCACCATCCAACAGGTCCGGACGCTCGCCCAGTGGTCGCCGCTGCTCGGGTTCGCGCGCCGCTGGTCGGCCGAGCCCGACGCCGGCCGGCAGGGCAACATCGTCGCCGACGCGCTCGAGTGGGCGGCCAGCCAGACAGCGGGCCGGATCGACGACCAACTCGCCAAGCACATCGCCGCCGTCCTGCGGACGCCCGAGGGCGCGGCCCTCGTCCGTCTGCTCATCGACCTCGCCGCGCAGATGGAGGCTAGATCGTGACCGTGATCCAGTACGCCCAGGTGGCCCTCGCCGTCGGCTGTCTCGTCTACGCCGCCGCCCTCATCTGGCAGCGGGTCCGGGGCCGGCTCACGCGCCGCGAGCGGACGCCCGTGGATGACCTGCGACTGGTAATCGACCTTGCCGCCCGGCTGCGCGACCAGCGAAAGCCCGACGCCGTCGCCGTCTGCCAGAAGCTCCTCGACGAACTGCTGAAGCCGGAGGCACCGCAGTCGTGATCCGCGTCGCCGTCCTCATCGCCGTCGCCCTGGTCCTGCTTGCAGGCGTCCCGCAGGTCGAATCCTGCGCCGCCCGGCGGACCGTCGTCGTCGGACCGGCGACCGCCGCGGTCTACGTCTACGAAAAGGACTCCGGGCCGATTCCGGCCGGCGTCACCGTGGCCCTCGATCGGCTCAACCGGGAGCGGCGAGTCGTGGCGACGCTCCTGGAGGACGACACCACCGACGGGTCCGGCGACGTCCCGGACCAGTACCGCGCCGCCCTGGAGGCCGCCCGCAAGGCCGGTCTTCCCGCCGTCGTCGCGCTGGCCGGCCAGACCGTGCTGCGGGTGACGCTGAAGCCCGCAAGCGAGGCCGCCGTCATGGAGGCCGTGCCGTGAAGATCCACCCCCGCCTCATCGACGTCTTTCCCGACGAACACGACGGCTACCCCGACCATCTCGCGGCCGAGGACACGACCGACGCCCTGCGCGACGCCTGCGGCGACGCCTCACGCGACTTCCCGGACGCCCTGTGGATCGAGCCGCGTGATTGGGAAGCGAAAGCCCGCGAGAACGATGCGGCCAAGACGTGGGCGATGAACTTCCTCGACCGCTACACCAACCAGGGGCCGGGGGACGGCCGCCCGGGCACGCATGAGTGCACCGCCCACAGTTTGCGGGCCAACTTCGAGGCCGCCCGCAACCGGGCCCGCGGGGTCATCTACCGGGACGGGCCGCGGGCCGGCTACCGCTATGCAGAGTCGGGCCAGTACGGATCGGTCTGGCTGTCGCCGCTGTCGGTCTACGCCGAAGCCAACCCAAAGCGCTGGGGCGGGGCAAACGTCCGCAGCGTGCTCGAAATCGCCGTCCGCCGCGGGATGCTGCCGGACCGGCTCCAGCCGGCCGAATACGGGCTCCGCCACGCCATGGCGGGAACCAGCGGCCGGGGCAACGACAACCAAACTGGGGATTCGTGGGTGGCCCTAAATCGGTTCCCTGCCGGGTGGGAAGAAACCGCCCGACTGTTCCGGCCGTTGGAGGTGATTTTCCCGGCCAGTTACGAACAGGCCGTGTGTTGTGTCCTCCACGGGATGGTCCTCAGCGTCGGCCGCAACGGCCACGCGGTGCCGTGGGCCCGGTGGATCCCCGGACAACGGCTCATGGCCTACCCCGATTCCTACGACCTGACGCGGTACGACTCCGAGCGGACCTCCAAATCCGCGTGGCGGGGATCGTTCGCCATCGCGTCGTGCACCCTCCCCGACGACTGGAGCCGGCCGGCCGCCGGGTGAAAACCATGAAATCCGCGTTCCTCGCGCTCCTGTTCGCCGCGGCCTGCACCATCGCCGCCGCCGGCCCGTGCGACAACTGCCACGGCGCCCGGGTCGTCGGCCCGGGCCCGGTGCGGTTCGCGTGCCCCGTCTGCGGCGGGTCGGGGGAGGCGGCAACGCCAGTGGCGCCCCCCGCCCCGGCCGCGCCAACCATTCGGGATTCCCGAACCGTTGCCGCCGCCGCCCCCGGACCCCGGCCGGCCGTCGCCCGCCTGGAGGCCCGCGTCGGGGACGAATTGCACGGCGGGTCCGGCGTCCTCGTGGCAGTGAGCGGATCGCATGGGCTCGTGGTCACCAACTGGCACGTCGTGCGAAGCGTCAAGGATTCCTTGACGGTTCACTGGCCGGACGGAAAGCGCGGGGCCGGACGCGTGCTCAAGACCGACCAACTCTACGACCTCGCCGCCGTCCTCGTGCCCCGGCCGGCCGCCGAGCCGGTGACCATCGCGGCCCAGGCCCCGCGGGTCGGCGACCGGCTGACGATCGCCGGCTACGGCGGTCGGCCCTACGTCTACCGCGAGGAGTCTGGGGCCCTGACGGAGTACCTGACGCCGGGCCGCGGCGGGACCAAGGAACTGATCGAGTGCCGGGCCACGGCCCGCAAGGGCGACAGTGGCGGCCCGATCTTCAACGCCGACGGGCACTTGGCCGGCGTGCTCCTCGGGGCGAACCCGGGGGAAACCGTCGGGCCATGCTCGACGCGGGTCCGCACCTTCCTCGCCGGCGTACGCTGGCCGGGGGCGGACTGCGCGGACGGGAGGTGCGCCGCGAAATGACTCCCAAGCCAGACCTCACCGATTACGTCTGGGAACGGCTCGCCGCGCACCCGATCCGCCGGGCGATGCTCGGCCGCGAGCGGTGCGACGCCATCGCCACCGTTGCCCAGGCCAAGCTCGCGCCCGACGGACTGCTGGCCGCACGTTACTGGGGCCCGGTCCTTAAACGAACGCTCATCGCCGACGTCGAGCGGCAAGTCCGCGACGAGTACGACCAGCGATCCGGGTTCGCCTTTACCACCATGCTCGTCATGTGGGCCATCGGAATCATCGTGCAAATCGTCGTGCAGCGCTGGCTGGAGCCGAGCGAATGACCCAGCAAACCCGCGACATCGTCGACGTCGGCCTGCGGATCGCCCGCGAATTCGGGTTTCCGTGTGTCGTGCTCGCCGTCCTCGGCTACTGGGGCCAGCTGGCCGCCGTCGCCCTGCACGCCACGGTCCTCGTGCCGGTCGTGGAATCGCACACCGCGTTTCTCCGGACGACGTCCGAAACGCTCTCCACGCTCTCGCGAGCGCAGGAGCGGCAGGCGGACACGCTCGACGAACTGGCCGCCGGCCAGCGCGAACTCCAGCACGCGATCGGCCGCGACGCCCCGGATGGAGGCCGCCGATGAGTGCCACGGTGACCATCGTCGACCAGACGTCAGACGTCCGCCGGGCCATGCGCCGGGCGACGTTCAAGAACCTCGGCCACGCCGGGGCGAGTCTGCGGATTGCGGCCCGCCGGATGATCCGAACACGGCAAACGGCCAGCGACCCGGGCCAGCCGCCAAACACCCGCCGCGGCGCCCTGCGGAACTCGATCCTCTACGCCGTGGAGGGCGACCACACAGTGGTCATCGGCCCTGCCGCCCACCTAATTTCCGACGTGGCCAGGGTGCACGAACACGGCGGCACGCAACGGCCGCGGTCGCTCCGCGGCCAAACAAAGGAAACCCTGCTCGCCGCCGGCACCAATTGGGAACTGCACGTCGGCGGCCATGGCCCCATCGGCGACTCCGCCGGCACGGCCTACATCAAATTCACCACGCAAGCGCAGGTCGACAGAAGCGTGCAGTACATCGAATCCGCGCCGCCAGACGCGTTCGGCAACACGCGCAAAGCGCGACTCCAATCCGAGAAACGCCGGGTGCGCGCCCTGGTCGCCGCGCAAGGCGGCGTCGCCACCTACCCGCAACGCCCATTCATGGGACCGGCCCTCATGGAAAACGTCGACCGGCTTCCGAAATTCTGGGCCAACAGCGTTCAGTGACCACCGACCGTAACCCAAACCCCCCAAGGAGGGACCGCAGATGACGCGAATCGGACTCGACTGCAAGCTCTACCGCAACACCGGCACGTATGCCTCGCCGGTGTGGAACGAAATGCCCAACGTCTCAGACGTGACGATCCCGCTTTCCAAAAGCGAGGCCGACACGAGCACCCGGGCATCCAAGTGGAAAACCCGCAAGGGCACGCTCAAGGACGCGTCGATCGACTTCCAGTTGAAGTACGTGCCGGGCGACGCCGACTACGCCGCGCTGCTCGCATCGTACATCGACGGCAGCACGATCGAACTGCTGGCACTGGACGGCCCCATCGGCACCACCGGATCGCAGGGGCTGCGGGCGGTGTGCGAGGTGTTCAACTTCCAAGAGGGTCAGGCCCTCGAATCGGCGGTGACGTTCGACGTGTCGGCCAAGCCGGCACCGGCGTTCGACAGCGGAGGCGCTGCGATCACGCCGACGTGGTTCACAGTCGCCGGCGGGGGTGCATGATGCCGCACACGTTCCAGGATACGGCCGGGCGCGTTTGGTCTGTGTCGATCGGCACCGACACGGTCAAGCGCGTCCGGTCCCTTCTCTCCGTCGACCTCATGGAGTTCGTCGAAGGGACGCTCATGGGGAAACTCATGGCCGACGTCGTCCTGTTCGTCGACGTGCTCTATGCCATCTGCAAGCCGGAAGCAGATGCCCGGGGCATCACCGACGAACAGTTCGGTCAGGCGATGAGCGGCGAAGTTCTTCAAGCCGCGGAGGAGGCACTGGCCGAGGGGCTTTTTACTTTTTCCCACCCGTCCCGCCGCGAAGCGGCGCGGACGGCGTGGGAGAAAATGAAGAACCTGCGGACGCGGGCCTGCGAACTGGCGACGGTGCGACTGCGGGATCCACGGATCGACCGGATGTTCGAGGAACAACTGGAAACGACCGGCCTCGAATCACCGCGGCCGACGCCTGGAAACTCCTCTGGCAACTCGCCGGGGTCGTCGGCGTAACCCCGGGGCCGCTGACGCTCCGGGAACTGTTCTGGATGGCGGATGGAAGGAGGCGCGACGAGTGGAAACGAACGGCTCGCGTGTGCAGCGTGCTCGCGAACATCCATCGCGACCCCAAATCACACCCGCGACCGTTCACCGATGACGAATTCAACTATTACGCCCCGCCACCGCCGCCAGAGCAGCGGATCACGGCCCCCATTACGGTCCTGAAAAGCATTTTCGTACCCAGGGAATCAACAAGGCCATGTCGTCCTCCGCCATCCGCGCCGGCGCCGCCTACATCGAATTGACGCTCCGCGACCGTGTGTCCAAGCCCCTACACAACGCGTCCGTAGCGCTCAAAGACTTCGGGAACGCCGTCGCGTGGCAGGGGGCCAAGCTCGCCGCCATGGGGGCCGCCATCACCGCGCCGCTCGCGGCCATGGCCCATTCGTTCGCGTCCTCCGCCCTGGAGGCGGGCCGGTTCGCCAACAAGCGCGACGCGGCCGCGGTGTTCAACTATGTCAACGCCCTGCAACGGCTCAACAACGCGTTCGGCGAACTGCGGGACGCCGTCGGGTCGGCCGTGCTGCCGCTCATGGCCCGCTGGCCCAATGCGCTGGCCCGGATCGTAACCCAGGCGGCCGCATGGGTCCGGCAAAACCGCGGGCTGGTGCAAAGCATCGCCAAGATCGGGAGTGTTCTGGTCGTCGCCGGCACCGTCATCGGGGTCGTCGGCAAGGGAATCGCCGGCCTTGGCGGCGTGCTCGGGGTGCTCGCCGGCATCGCGTCTACGGTGGCCACGGCGGTCGGCATGCTCGGGAGTGCCATGGCGCTCCTGCTCACGCCGATGGCGCTCGTGATCGGGGCCGCCGTCGCCCTTGGAACAGTGATCCTCCAGCAGACCGGGATCGCCGCTCAGGGCATCCAATGGCTGCAGGACACGTTTACCGAACTGCACGACGAAGCGCTGAAAACGTGGAAGGGAATCGGCGACGCGCTCGCCACCGGCGATATCAGGTTGGCCGCCGAAATCCTCTGGCTCCACATCAAAATGGAATGGCAGAAGGGGGTGAACTTCGTCAACCAACTGTGGATCAGCGCCAAACAATTCTTCGTCAACCTATGGAACGACGCGGTCTTCGGCGTCGCCATGATGTTCACCGACGCGTGGGCCGCGGTCGAAAGCGCGTGGACGGAAACCGTGGCGTTCATGCAACAGGGCTGGCTGACGTTCACCGGCTTCCTGTCAAAAAATCTCAACTGGGCCGTCGGCGAAATGGAAAAGATGTGGGTGAAGTTCCGCAAATGGCTCGGCGAGGACATCGACGTCAATGCCCGCGTCAAGGAAATCGACGACACAACCAAGCGAGCCGGCGAAATCCTCGACCAACAGACCACCGACAAAAAGGCGCAGACGGAAAAACGCCGGCAGGATCGTCGCAAGGACATCGAGTCCACCCGCCGTGGCACCCAGGACGCCCTCGGCGTCGACCTCGTCACCGACCAACAGCGACGACAGGACGAATTCGACCAACAGCGCAAGGCCAGCGAACAGGCGCTCACGAGCGCCAAGAACGATCTAACCAAGGCACGCGACAAAGCCGCCACGCAACGGGCGGACTACGAAAAACGCAATCCGCCGCCGCCCGACCTGCCGGTCGTCCTCGGGAATGAGCAGCAGAAGCTGGAAAGCAAGGGCTCGTTCAACGCGCTGGCCGTTCGCGGACTCGGGGCCGACTCGGTGGCCGAGCGCACGGCCAAGGGCGTCGAACGCGGCGCCGAACTCCTCAAAAACATCGACAACCAAATCCGAAAGGGAGGGGCCGTATTCGTATGAGCGGAACCGCCAGGATCGTCGAAGCGTTCGACTCGGGCCGCGCCACGTCGGCGGACAGCGAAACCGAAGAGCTGCACTACATCGTCACCGGCGAAGACGATGAGTCCGACGTCATTGCCCTGGTCGCGATAACCGCACCGACGACGATCGGCCCGATGGTGCGCATGTCGATCGACGTGACGCCCCTCGGCAATGACGTGTGGGATTGCGTGGTCGCCTACGAAGGCAAACCGGACGAAACGCAATGGACGTTCGAGACGGGCGGGGCCACCGCCCACATCACGCAATCACTCCAGACGATTGCCCGCCACGCGGCCGCCGGCCAGACGGCTCCAAACTTCAACGGGGCCATTGGTGTCAATGGCGACTCGATCGACGGCACGGACATCACTGTCCCCGTCTACAACTTCACCGAGACGCGGAAGATGCTCGCATCCACCGTGACCGGCGCCTACAAACTCGCCCTCTTCAACTGCACGGGCAAAATCAACAACGCCACGTTCAAAGGGTTCGCCGCCGGGGAAGTGCTGTTTCTGGGTGCGAGCGGCTCGAAAACGGGCTCCCAGCATTGGGAAATCGCGTTCAAGTTCGCGGCCAGCCCCAACGTGACCAGCCTGTCTGTGGGAAACATCACCGTCGCCGCCAAAAAGGGGTGGGAATACCTCTGGGTGCGGTTCCGCGACGAAAACGACGGCGCCGCCAACGCGCTCGTCAAGCGCCCGGCCGCGGCCTACGTGGAACGGGTGTACGAGTCCGCCGACTTCTCCACCCTCGGGATCGGCACATGAACGGCGACGCGTTCAAGCGAGCCCGGCCCGGGGAGCGGCTGACCTTCTCAGCCGCGGCCTGGAATGCGTGCCTCGATGCCGCGGATGCCCATCGGCAACGCCCCAACGGCGCCGGCGCCATCCAGCAATTCCGCCAAGCCGATATCGTGCTCGTTCGCAACGGCAGCGGCAACACCGTGCCGCGGTTCGGCATCCTCGGCATCGACGGCGCCATCGTCACGCCGACGGATTCGCTCCCGGAATTCCACAGTCAGGTGGCCGTCCGCGGGATCACACCGGCGGCGAGCCACTTGGGGAAATTCGTCGTCTGCCTGGAGCCCCTGGACGCCAACCAGATCGGCCGGGCGTGGATTGCCGGCGTCTGCCACGCCCAGGTCGAGGTCGCCGGGGATGCCGCCCACTTCTGCGACGTAATTTCCGGCGACCGCACCAAGCTGAAATCATCGCCGGCCGGATCGGCGCGGATTCTGTACCGCGACGGCAACGGGGCCGGCACCAAATGGTGCTGGATCCGGCTTGGCGACTCGTCCGACGGAATACGATACGGCAAAACCACCGCCGCGTGGAACAAAAACACGCTCGCCACGATCGAGCTGTGGGAGGAAGGCGGCCCGAATGCGGAAGCCAAGAAGACGCCGGCCGACACGCTCGCGGATTGCGTCAACAAAATGGCGGACATTCCGTCCGGCACAGGCGTTCACGTCGCCCGCGGCCCGTTCGGGGCGTGGTATCTCATCTCTGCGGAGTGCTGACGCGTGGTCCTGCTCCCGTGCTCTAACTGCTGCCAGCCCCCTTGCACCTGCCCGGCGTGCACTTGCTGCCAGTGTGTTTCGTGGCAGGCGTTTTTCGACTATTACGCGACATACCTGTACGGCCAAAAGGGTTACTGGATTCGGCCTGACGAGGACTTGTCGCTCTACGATGGCCTGTATCGTGCCGGAGTGTGCAACCTGACGCGGGCCCACGAGTCCAAATCCGCATGCGTCACGGCTTGCCAAGAGTCTTTGGCGCCGTGGGGCGGCGAACCGTATCCCGGGTTTTGCTCCGAGGACGGCGGGCCGTGCGGCGACATTTATATTTTTGGCGGCGGATGGTCGGCTCCGCTCGTCGACGGTGTATTGGCAACACCGGAGATATTGGAAGAGCTTTGCCCAAGCGGGGCGAACCCGCCTGACTTCACTGGCGACGGCCTGACGCATTACGCCGGCACTCCGCAGTTCACCGGGGCCGGCACTCCCGATATCGCCCGGCTTGTTTTCAAGTCTGGTCAGAGCACCGGCGACCCGATCGCCGACGCTTTGTTCGCGCGCGGAACCCGAAACGACCTGCCTGCCGTGCCGTGGCAGGAAGCCGACGACTGTGGGTCGTGCGGCACCCCACCGGCCTACGAATACGACTGCGATTCAGCGACCGACGACAAAAGGTTTTACGCCAAGACGGTCACATGGGCGCACACATACCCAGCCGCCCCATATACGCCGCACGAGCCCGCATGCCCGTTGCCAGCAGACCCTTACACGGGAATCACGTCCGACCCGCTCGGCCTCTGTCCGCCGCAGAATTGCAAGGAAGTCACCATCACGGTAACGCGCACGGACAGGTGCGCGAGTGGAGACGTTGTCACGGTGTGGAAAGCCATTGTGTACGTCTGCCCGTGCCTGCCGTTTCCAATCATCGGTGTGGACTATGCCACCGGCGACCTATGGCAAGCGGCATACGGCTATGACAGCGAAGCGGACTGCATCGCCGAATGGGACAGCGCCCACTGCATCGGCAACCAGTGGAAGCAGGTGCGGCACGAAATCGACGGCACCGCCCGGGAGTTGATGCCGCAAAACTGCTGCACCGCCGGCGGGGGGAAATGCTAATGGCCGGCACCGCCGTCGTCACGTTTCGCGGCCAGCCAGACGACGCCATGGTACTCGCCGCCCTGCGGCAAGTGCTCGGCGACGACACCGAGTCCGAGGGCCGCATAATCCTCACCGTGCAGCGCAAGCCCAAGCCGCTCGGCTACGGCCCGGGGACCGAGTTGAAAAAGTTTCTACGCCGCTGGCTAGGGATCGTCGCCACGCCTGATTGCCCATGCAATCGCCACGCGGAGGAAATGGACCGAAACGAAGCCCGGCAACCCGGGTGGTGTGAGGCCAATATCGACACAATCGTCGGCTGGCTACGCAATGAGGCCGCCCGACGCAAACTGACGTTCGTTGACGCCGCCGGCCGTCTGGTGGTCACGCGCGCAATCGCCAGCGCCCGCAGGACACCGCGCCCACCGACATCCGCCGCGCCCCAAACACGCACAAAAAACTGACCTTTACACACCGCGCGACGTCGCACGAAGCTGGCCCTGGAGGTTCGCATGCCAAACAAACTGACCGTAACGCAGATGGTCGCGGCCGCCGTTCATCCCACCAAATTCGGCTACCAGTCCTGGATCGACCGGCTCCCGCCTGACCTCAAAGCCGAATTCGAGCAAGCCCGCGAGGACTGGAACCCCAGCATCATCCGCCAGGCCGCCTACGCCCGTGCGGTCATCGAGGTCGCGCGATTGCGTGGCGTGGACGCCCTCCCCACTTTCGACACGGTGTGCCGATGGCTACGCGCCAAGCAAAACAGAGCGTGACCACTACCGTTGCGGCACTCGCGGCCGACGACCGGCTGCAGGCCGACGCCGAACTGGCCCGCTTGCGAGCAGAAAACGCCAGCCTGCGCGGCCGCTACAAGGCCGCCCTCGCGGCGCTGGACGCCGAGAAAACGCGCACCGCGTCGCTTGCCGGGCTGAAAGACCTGCCCTGCAAACGGTTCGGAAAAGCCCCGGCCGCCCGGCGTCGCACGACGGCCACCGCCATTGCCGTCCTGTCCGACTGGCACGTCGAGGAAACGGTCACGTTCGAGCAGACCAGCGGCGCCAACCGGTTCGACCTCGCCACGGCCGACAAGCGACTCGCCGAACTGGCCGAGCGGCTCGCCACGCTGATCGAGCACGAGCGCCGGCTGGTCAAAATCGACAGGATCGTGCTGGCATGCCTGGGGGACTTCATTTCCGGGCACATCCACGAGGAACTCGCCGAAACGACGGCCCTGCCGCCAATGGACGCCATGCGCTGGGCCGCCGCCCGGATCCGCGGGCTGATCGACATGGCGGCGGACATGGCCCGGGAGGTGGTCGTCGTCACGCAGCCGGGCAACCACGGCCGTTCCAATCACGGCAAGCCGCGGATGGCCACCGAGCACCAGCACAGTTTCGAGCAAAACGCGTACCTCATCATGCGGGAGCACGAAACCCGCCGGAACGTCCGCTGGGAAATCGCCGAGGGATACCTGGGCTACCTCGACCTCGACGGATTCACGGTCCGCTATCACCACGGGCATTCGATCGGCCGGTATCAGGGCGGCATCGGCGGGATTACCATCCCGGCCAACAAGGCCATCGCCGCATGGAACCGCTCGCGGCGGGCGGACCTGGACCTGTTCGGACACTGGCACCAATGGGGATGGCTCCGCGGCCGGTACGTGAGCAACGGGAGCCTCGTGGGCATGAACGCATTCGCCCTGCGCATCCGCGCCGAAGCAGAGGCCCCATGCCAATCGCTCGTCATCGTGGACGGCGAGCGCCGGGAATGCACCCGCGCCATGCCGGTGTGGTGCGACCGCGACCTCCGCGCAAAGGTGCGACCGTGAGCGCCGCCGGCTCCATCCGACGCCCGTGGGTCTACATCGCCAGTCCCTACACCCAGGGCGACCAAGCCATAAACACGCGGTTCCAACTGCGCATGTGGGACGCCCTGTTGGATATTGGGGTGGTTCCGATCGCCCCGCTGTGGTCACACTTTCAGCACCTGCACAACCCACGGCCGTACCGCGACTGGGTGGAATACGACAACGAACTGATCGGGCGGTGCGACGTGTGCCTGAGACTCGCCGCGACCGACGAGCAGACCGGATACCGGCAGCAAGCATCCGATGGCGCCGATGCCGAAGTCCGTCTGTTCCAGCGGCTCAGGAAACCGGTGTTCACGTCCTTCGCCGACCTCATGGCATGGCTCGACACGCTGACGGAGACAACCGATGCGGTGCGATGAACTTGCCGGGCTGCAAATAATCGGGCTGGCCGGAAACATCGGCAGCGGCAAAAGTCTGGCCGCCGCCATGGTGCCGGGGGCAGTCGCACTCCAGTGGGCCGACCCCATCTACCGCGGGCTCGCGGCCATGCTGGACGTCCCCGAGGACATCCTCCGCGACCGCACCAACCGCGAGCGGCCCGTCACGGTGTCCGGTCTGGACATCGTTTCACGGCATTTGGCCCGCACCCTCGGCACCGAATGGGGCCGGGACATGGTGCACCCCGACCTGTGGGTCCGGCTGACCGCGGCCCGCGTGGCGAAAATCGCCACCGGAACAGGCCGCACCCAGTTCGCGATCTGCGGCACCCGGTTTCTCAACGAACTGGCGACCGTCCGCGACAACGGCGGGGAAGTCTGGTGGATCGAGCGGCCGGGGACGGTCACCGGGCCGCACACGAGCGACCGGACGCTCGTCCGCGAGCACTGCGACCGCGTCCTCGTCAACGACGGCACGCTCGAACAGCTGCGGCACCGCATCGAAGCGGCGTGGGCGGCCTACCAGGAGAAATCCCTATGTCGGGCTGGCTGATCGCGCTAACGGGCCTGATCTACGCGTTCGTCGCGCTCGACCTGTGCATGCACGGCAAGCATGGGCTCGGCATCGCGTACGCCGGCTACGCGTTCGCCAATATCGGTCTCTACATCGCTGCCACGAGGTGACGCCATGTCCGCCGTCCGCGACCTGCCGCCGGAAACGTGCGCCTGGATCGAATCGGTTATTGCAGAACTGGAAGAGGCCGAAATCACTGTGCAACTCGTGAACGCCACACAAGCCGACTGCCACGGCTCGCCGGTCGGCGGCTACTTCGACGAGGACCAGGGCGAATTCGTCGTCGCAACCGGCGGCGATACCGCCATCTGGCTGTCGGTGTTCCTGCACGAATACATGCACTTCCGCCAGTCTCAGGCCGCCACCGCCGCATGGACGGCCAAACTCTCCGGGACCGCGTGCCCGCAACAGGCGTTCGACGCATGGCTCGCCGGTGTCGTCGAGATGACGCCGGACCAACTAAGGGCGGCCGTTGGCCTCGTGCTGGCCATGGAGCGGGAGTGTGAAACGATGGCCCTGGACACGCTTTCGCGAACCCCGGAACTGCCGCTCGAACGCTGGTGGTACACGAGGGCAGCCAACGTGTACCTGGGCCTCTACGGTGTCGTCATGCGCACGCGCCGCTGGTACGAACGCTCGCCGTATTCGTCGGCCGAGCCGCTGACCCACGTTCCGGGCGACCGTCTCTTGTCGGTCGACGAAGCCATGCGGCCGTCGCCAGCATTCGCGGGAGCGATCACGCGGGCGTGCTACCTGCCGGCCGGGCTGCGGGTCGTGGGGTGATCGCCAGTTCCTCGGGGCACTTCAATCGTGGTGCCACCACCGCAACATGCGAAGACACAGCATCCACGCGCCCGCGGCGCCGATCGTGTAACACCCATTCACCGCCGTTTCAGTAATGCCGCCGTCCGCACGCTCCGAGTAACCGGCCACGCACAACCCAACCCCAAAAAGCAGCGTCAACCACGCCAGAATGCTCTGAAACTTCAGGCCCTTGCCGGTCTTCTCGATCGTAACGTGCCCGCGAATTCTTCCCGCCATGCTGTTCTCCGCATTTCGTGGTGCAAATAATACGGCCGCCAGTAAAGCCTACCGCACCCGGGGGGGCAGTCTATGGGCCAGAGGGGATTCGCCAAACGGCTACGTCCGGGGACGCTATCGGCACGAACGGCCGCCTATGCCGACCGTGCCGGTGGTTCCGGCTCATCGGGCCGGAAGACGCGGGGAAGCGATTGCCACGCCTTCGGGCGGCGGGAATCGACCACGCGAGGGTCGAGATACGACCGCCGTGTGATCCGATCGGTGGAGTGACCCAGGTACGACGTCGCATCGAGGCCGGCCGCGGCCAGATGGCTGGCCGTGGAACGCCGCAACGCGTGAAACTGAACGTCGCGGCCGTCGCCAAGGCCGGCCCGCCTTGTGATGGTCTTCCAGCGTTTGCGGAGGGCCGTGCCGCTGGCCGCCCACCAAAACACCGTCGGGCCGTTGTGGCACGACACGGCATCCACGAGGTCGCATGCCTCCGGCGACAGTTCGTAAACCCGTTCCTGCCGACCCCCTTTGCGAACGCCGGCCGGCACCACGAGCGTGGGCCGCTGCCAGCAATGACGCGGAGTGTTGAGGATGGCGGAAATCCGCTCCCCGGTTTCCAGCCCAACGGCCACAAGAGCGGGAAAAAACACCCGGGCCGGAACCGGGCCAACCCACCCGGACGCGAGCCGCGCGGCCGCGGCTAGGCGGGCAAGCTCATCGGCCGTGAAGGCCCGCGGCGTGCCCTGCGGCACAAGCTCAGGCGCCACCGTCGGCCGCAGCCGCACAAGGCCACGGCCCTGCGCCAAATTCCACAGCGCCAGAATCCCGGACCGCTCGCGGGCGACCGAGTTCGGGCTTTTCTTCGCGGCCATCGCCGTGAGCCACTGACTGACGACGAGGTCGTCCAGGTCGTCGAGCACGGCCGGCCGGCCTAGCCATCGGCCGAACTGTGTGACGGCATGCCGTAGAAGGCGGACCGACTCGGGTGAGCGGCCGCGGAGCCGAAGGGGAACGTAAACCGTCGTCAGAAAGGTGTCGAGCGTCATGGTGCGTGCCTCCTCTGTGGGTATAGGTCACGCTTCCGTGCGGTGAGTCCCCTCCGTGGTCGGTCGTCCGGTTTTTCCGTTGGTGCGGATTGGCCGCCGCACCGTTGGTCGTGGGATGGTTCGCTCCTGTCCCCGCCACTTTCAACCGTTGCAATCCTGTCCGGGGGATTGCAACCGTCGAAAACCCGGAAAAGCCCAGGAACTCCAGGAATCGGAGGGCCGGCACCATGGCAACGGTCGCGGAGAGACACGTTGGCGGACGGCCCCGGACACGGGAGCCGTCGGCACTGTTTCTGCGGGTGCAGGCGATGGCAAAGCGTCGCGGGATCCCGCTAGATGAACTTGCCGAGCGGGCCGGAATTCGCCGGGCGACCATCTACGAACTGAGCGACCCGCGGGTTTCCACTGCCCGGGCAATCGCCGACGCCCTAGGCGTCACGCTCGACCGCTTGACGCGGGACGAGCCTGCATCGAAACGAACGACCCGCCAGCGGTCGGCGTGACCGCTGATCCCGTCTTATCCCGGTCCGCATAACGCCGTCCCATGCGGTATCGCGGCCGCGTGGCGTGGGTTTCGTGCGGCGTTATCCGGCGAGGGCTGCGCTATACGGGTCTGGATAATGACAAGTTAGGCCATGAAGCACGAAATGATCCACCCTATGCCGGTCACGACAGAAGCCGTCCCTACGGCCTTCAACATTCCGGCCGCAAATGGCTCGTCTGATTTCTTCCCGCCGGGTGTGGCTACGAAGCGAACCAACGAAGCCAGCCCCGCAGAGTGTGCCGCGCCGATGGCCGGTAGCCCGAGCGGCACGACAAACCACCCCCACATTATCATCACACAAAGGCCGTTCGCTACGATTGCCAGCAACAGCAGCACGACTGACGACACGAACTTGTGAAGGTCGTTCCAATTCGGTTCTTGTTCGCTACTCATGAAATCCTCCGTGAAGTGGTGGGCCTAACAAAGCCTTGCAGCCGACTCCTAGCAGCGTCTTGCGTCATAGTTGAATCCTTGGTGCGGAGCGGCTGAAGGCAGCCGTTCTCTCACTCTTCCGCCGATTGCGGCCTGTACGAATGGGCCTCGTAAGTACGCGGGCGACGCACCC